GAAGCTGCATCACAACCTGAGTGTGATCAAGCAATTAATGATATTGTTGATGGAGCTATTGCATCAGGAGATGATTCTGCACCTGCGGCTCTCAATATGAATGATTCTGAATTACCAGATTCAATTAAAAAGCAGATTCAAGATGAATTTAGTAAAGTACTATCTTTATATAAATTTAATCGTAAAGCGGCTGATCTATTTAAGGAATGGTATATAGATGGTCGATTGTATTTTCATGTCGTAACAGACGAAAAGAATTTTAATAAAGGAATTAAAGAACTTAGACAGATTAATCCTTTATATCTTAAGAAAGTTAAAGAAGTTAAAAAAGTACTTGATCAGAAAACAGGTGTAAAAATACCAAAGGTAATAGCTGAATACTATATTTACTCTGAATCTGGAGATGGTGAAAGTGCTGGTGTTAAGATTGCTAAGGAGGCGATTGTCTCTTGTCCTTCTGGTCTACTTGATATCAATCAAGAGAAAGTGATATCACATTTACATAAATCGATGAAGTTGGTGAATCAACTTCGAATGATGGAAGATTCATTAGTTATGTATCGTGTATCAAGAGCACCAGAAAGAAGAATCTTTTATATTGATGTTGGTAATCTTCCAAAAGGTAAGGCTGAAGAATATGTACAGTCGGTGATGAGTAAATACCGTAATAAACTTGTATATGATTCTTCTACTGGTGAGATTCGTGATGATCGTCGTCATATGTCTATGTTGGAAGATTTTTATATGCCACGAAGAGAGGGTGGTAGAGGTACTGAAATTACCACACTTCCAGGTGGAGAAAATCTTGGTCAAATCGAAGATGTTGTATTCTTTCAAAAGAAATTGTACAAATCTCTGAATGTTCCAGTCGCAAGACTTGAGCAAGATACTGGATATGCTTTTGGTAGACCTTCTGAGGTATCACGTGATGAAGTTAAATTTCAGAAGTTTATCGATAAATTAAGAAATCGCTTTTCTTTCCTATTAATTGATGCACTTAGAATTCAACTTATTCTTAAGGGAATCATTAAACAAAGTGAATGGGAAGTAATTGAAGAATCAATTGCAGTTGATTTTGTTGAAGATAATTATTTCTCAGAATTAAAAGAAGCTGAAATCATTAAGGAAAGAGTTGAAGCTCTCAATATTGTGAATGAGTTTGTTGGTCAATATTATTCTAAAGCTTGGGTACGCAGAACAATTCTTCATCAGTCTGATGAAGATATTAGACAGATTCAAGATGAGATTGAAGCTGAGAAAAAAGAAGAACCAGATGATTTAGATTTTGATGAGAATTACACACCCGAAGAAAATACAGTTGACATAAAAGAAGAGATTATATAAACTAGAAGTCGGAGCAAAAAGGTCAGTAATGGTTTTTGCTACTTACTTAGAACATAAAGGTTTAGTCTAAAGGAAACATACACTTATCCACTTACTCTATCTGAGGCATGTGAGTTTTATAATATGGATGAAGAAGAGTAAAGGGAAATCTTATTTCATTCTGAAGGCTTAATATAAATAAACCATATCTCAAAATACTAATTATTGTAAATCTCAAAATACTAATTATTATAAATATAACTATGAAAGCAACGGAAAAACTTTTTAAAGATCTTGTTAATGGAGATGAGGCATCGGCACTTGAAACATTCAAAGGTGCTATTCAAGATAAATTTGATCAAGCTATGGCTGTTAAAAGAGTGGCTATTTCGTCCGAAGTGTTCAATCAGCCTGTTGAAGAATCAACTGATCTAGTAGAAAAGATTGAAATAAAATATACTAAAGGTAAATCATCCAAGAAAGAAACTGCTAAGTTTAAGAATCAAAATGAATTTGAAAAATGGTTCGGCTCACAAGAAGATGAAATTAAAATCATTTCACATAAAGGATTAAAAGATTAAAAATAAATGAAATTAATCACAGAACATTTAGAATCGAACCTCGACTTTCTCATTGAGAAAGATGAAAAAGGTAACAAGAACACTTTCATCGAAGGTGTCTTTATGCAAGCGGAAAAACAAAACCGTAATAATAGAATTTATCCTAAAGCTGTTCTAGAAGCAGCTTGTAACAAATATGTTAAGGAGCAGGTTGAAGCAGGTAGAGCCGTTGGTGAATTGAATCACCCAGAAGGCCCCGCTATCAATCTTGATAAAGTTTCACACAGAATTACTGAACTTAAATGGGAAGGTAATAATGTTGTTGGAAAGGCACTCATACTAAATACACCGATGGGTAATATAGTGAAAGGACTTATGGAAGGTGGATGTAAGTTGGGTGTCTCAAGTCGTGGTATGGGAACAGTTGAAAATAAGAATAGCAAGTCTTATGTAAAGAGCGATTTTATGCTCTCTACTGTAGACATTGTTCAAGATCCCTCCGCACCCGAAGCATTCGTTAATGGAATCATGGAAGGTGTAGAATGGATATATGAGAATGGTATTCTAAAACCTCAACAGATTGAAGAATATGAGACTGAAATTAAAAAAGCATCTAGCTCTCAGCTTGCAGAAGCTCAGAAAAGGGTCTTTAGTGATTTCCTCTCCAAACTCTAATCATTAATAGAAATAAAGCTATGTCAGAAGAAACACAAGAAATAGAGGACATCATTGAGGATGTCACTGAAGAACAGCTTATTGCTAATGAAGAGCTTGAACAGGATCTACCTGAAGTCTCTGAAGAAGCTGAAGCTGAAGTATCTTTTGATGATTCAATCAAGTCTATTCTCCTTGGCGAAAAGAAAAAGTACAAAAAGGAAGAAGAAGACGAAGATGAGTCTGAAGAAGAAGAAGAAGAAGAAGAAGAAGAAGAAGACGAAGAAGAGTCTGATAAAGTCAAAAAAGAAGATGTTGACCTTGATGAATCTGCTAAGCCTTCTACTGGAAAAGCTACAATCGATATCTATGTATCTGATGCAAAAGAAGATATGAAGATCATGTCAAAATATAACCTTAAAGCTAAAATGGGTAAACGTAATGACTCCGTTATAGCAACTGGAAAGAAGACAGATATTTTTAAGTATCTTAGATCTTTTGATTATGGAATGGATATAAATGATGTTCAAGATACATATCCTGAGCTATTCGAGTCGAATATTAAAGAAGAGGAAGAAGAGCCTAAGGAATCTAAAAAGAAGGTTTCTGAAGCACTTGATCTTCTTATCACAAATGAAGCTACTCTTAGTGAAGACTTCAAGACTGAAGCTGCTACACTTTTCGAAGCAGCGATTGCAGAAAGATCACTTGATATTCAAGAGAAACTTGAAGCAAAATACAATTCGGAATTGAATGAAGAAGTTGAATCACTCCGCGAAAGCCTTATTGAAAGAATCGATGATTATCTTTCATATGTAGTTGAAAGCTGGATTGAAGAGAATTCTGAGCAAGTTGAAAACACACTTCGTACAGAAATCGCAGAAAACTTCATGACATCACTTAAAGACTTGTTCATTGAGAATTATATCGAAGTTCCAGCTGAAAAGAGAGACCTTGTTGAAGAACTCAACACTGTCAATGAAGAAACTGAATCTGAACTCACTGAAGCTAAAGCTGAAATTGAATCTCTACAAGAGCAAGTTGAATCATTCGAAAGATCTGAAGTTCTTTCTTCTCTATCCGAAGACCTTTCTGAAACTGAATCACACCGTCTCCAAAGCATTTTGGAAGATGTAGATTTTGGTGATAAAGAAAGCTTTGCAAAGAAGGCTCAAACAGTCAAAAGTTCAATCTTTGAATCAAAAGAAGAAACATCTCAAGAAGATTCTTTGGTAGAAAATACTGAAGATGAAACAGAAATCGTAATCGAGGGCGCTGCTGATCCTCTCAAGAAGCTTCCTGCTTCTATGAGAAAATATGTTGAAGCTCTCTCAAAATAATCATATCACAATAACAACAACATAGGAGAAATTCAAAATGTTTAATACAGAAACAGAAATGAAAAAGTGGGCACCAATTCTTGAGCACAAGGATGCACCTGCTTTCCAAGACGCGCACAGAAAAGCTGTAACAGCTAAGTTGCTCGAAAATACAGAAATCGCACTTCGTGAAGAAAAAGCACAAGCTGGTTTCCTTAATGAAAACAATGTAACAACTGCAGCAGTTGATAAGTTCGATCCAGTTCTTATCTCTCTTGTACGTCGTGCAATGCCAAATCTCATCGCTTATGATGTAGCCGGTGTTCAGCCAATGTCTGGACCAACTGGTCTTATCTTCGCAATGAAGAGCCGTTACAATGACGGTGCTGGTGAATCACCATCTAATCCTCAGGTTACTACTGGTGATACTGAAGCACTTGGTCTTGATGTACCTAATACAGCATTCTCTGGCCCAGTTACAACAGCTGCTGGTGAAGCACTTGGTGCAGCTGGTGGTACAGACTTCGGTGACATGGGATTCACAATTGAAAAAGCTACTGTTGAAGCTAAGACTCGTGGTCTTAAAGCTGAATACACAATGGAGCTTGCTCAAGATCTTAAGAGTGTTCACGGTTTAGATGCTGAATCAGAACTTGCTAACATTCTTTCAACTGAAATCCTCGCTGAAATCAATCGTGAAGTTATCAACACAATCAATGCTAAGGCTAAGCCTGGTTTCGATGGTGGTGATTTCGATCTTTCAACTGATGCAGATGGACGTTGGGCTGTTGAGAAATTCAAGAGCTTGATCTTCCAACTTGAAGTTGAAGCTAATAAGATTGCAACTGAAACACGTCGTGGTAAAGGTAACTTTATCATCTGCTCTGCTAATGTCGCTTCTGCTCTTGCAGCCGCTGGTCAACTTGATTACAGCCCTGCTCTTGCAACTAATCTACAAGTAGATGCTACTGGTAACACTTTCGCAGGTGTTCTTAATGGTCGCCTTAAGGTATATGTTGATCCATATGCAGTTAGCGATTATGTAACAATCGGTTTCCGTGGATCAAATCCATATGATGCTGGTATGTTCTACTGCCCATACGTACCACTCACTATGGTACGTGCAGTTGATGAAAGCACATTCCAACCTAAGATTGGTTTCAAGACACGCTACGGCATGGTTAAGAATCCATTCGTTGAATCTGCTACTAGCGGTACAACTGGAACAGATGATCTGAATCCATATTTCCGTACATTCGGTGTTGCTAACATCAATGTTGGAAGTTAATTTTAATTAATTAACATTTACTTTGAAGGGGTCTCGAAAGAGGCCCCTTCTTTTTTATATAAATAACTATATGAGTAATTTAACAGACAATTATAATTTTCTTTCCCCGACAGGATTTAAGTTGGTTATTAATCGTAATAATTTAGCTAATACTGAATACTTTTCAACTAGTGTTACTCTTCCAAGTCTGAATTTGGGTCAGATAAATGTTCCCAAAAATCAATATAAGGGTTATTTATCTGGAGATATAACATTCGATGATTTCTCTATTAGAATTGCAATCGATGAAGATATGAAAGTCTACAAAGAACTTTATGATTGGATGTTACAAAATAGAGATGCAAACAGTCCTGTTGTGTATGATGCTACTCTGATAATTCTAACCAATCATAATCTACCCAACAACAAAATTCAATTTACCAATCTTTTTCCTTTGTCAGTAAGTGGATTGGAATTTAGTACACAGGCTACCGATGTTGAATATCTACAGACTGATGTGTCCTTTAGATATGACGAGTTTAAAATATTATAAATAAGTTTATATTATGATGAGTTTAAATGATATTTTAGAATCTTGGAAGAAAGATTCAGTGATTGATGAACATGCTTTAGATGATGTAACTATTGAGACATCTAAACTACATGCAAAGTACCTTGAGATCTTCACATTGTCTAAGTTACAGTTAAGAAAGAAAGAGATGGACTTAGAGAAAGTCCGAAAAGATAAGTGGCTCTACTATACTGGTAAGATGACTCAAGCAGACATGGATAAGAGAGGTTGGCCATATGATCCATTCCAAGGTATGACTAAACCACTTAAATCTGAAATGGAGATGTACTATAATACTGATGAAGATATCATTAAAATAAAGTCAGGTATTGAATATCAGAAAGCCATCATTGATTCCCTTGAAGAGATTATGAATAACATTAGATGGAGACATTCACACATTAAGAATATCATTGAATTCAGAAAGTTTACATCTGGAATGTAATTCGATACACCTTCTAAAGCCGATTATAGAATCTTTATCTTGATTCATTGATAATTAAGTAATCTTGCCAATTTGAACATAGTCATCACTGTTCTGTATTGATTTGATTAAACCAATTATAATAGATTGTCAAATGTATGTCAAGGTGATATCGCAGATTTCCGCAGGAAAGAATAAAAAGTATGGATAATATTATTATTGAAAAGAAGAATGAATCAACCTTGTATGTTACAAGTAGGGATTCTGGCATCTTAATGGAATTATCTGAGTACTTTACTTTTTATGCTCCAGGCTATAAGTTCATGCCAGCATATCGTAATAAGATGTGGGACGGCAAAGTGCGCCTTTATAATCGTATGAATAGTACCATTCCTTATGGTCTATTAAATGAAGTTCTTCAATTTTCTAAGGATAGAGATTATCAAGTAAATCTTACACCAGATATAGAAAATAGATTTAGTTATGATGAGAAATTCATTGATGATTTGAGTCTATATGGTGGAGGTAAGCAAATTGAAGCTAGAGATTATCAAAGGAAAGCATTTGAATTTGCTACAGAGAATGGTAAAGGTATATTAGTATCACCAACTGGTTCGGGTAAATCACTTATCATCTATATGTTGATTCGTTATTTTCTTCAAGAGGAGCTTGATAAGAAAGTCATCATTGTTGTTCCGACCACTTCCTTGGTTGAACAGATGTATAAAGACTTTGCTGATTATTCATCAAATGATTCAGACTTTGATGTTGAAGAAGATGTGCATAGAATTTATTCTGGCAAAGAGAAAACATTCGAGCAGTCGGTTGTTATAACTACTTGGCAGAGTGCTATCAAACTTCCGCCTGCTTGGTTTGAACAGTTTGGATGTATCATAGGAGATGAGGCACACACATTCAAAGCTAAATCTCTCACAACAATTATGAATCGTCTGGTTAATGCTGAGATGAGAATCGGCACAACAGGTACTTTAGATGGTGGTCAAGTAAATGAATTGACTCTTATTGGTAATTTTGGACCAGTTTATAAAGTTACAACAACACAGTCTCTTATTGAATCTGATACACTAGCAGATCTTAAGATCAAAGCACTTGTTCTAAAATATAGTGATGAAGTTCGAAAAGCATTTGGTAAACAGACATATGCAGATGAAATCAGCTTCATTGCGGCTCACGAAAAGAGGAATAGATTCATCACTAACTTGGCTCTAGATCAAACAGGAAATACTCTAGTTCTTTATAATCTCG